GAAAAATTCAAATTAACTTATAAGTGTATATTATATTATACAAAAATACTAAAAAGTGTATAAAATGTATAATATAAGTTACTAATCGTTTAAAGATAGACCTAAATTTTTAAGGTTTTAATTGATATAAAAAGTAATGAAATATATATTAATATTAATAGCTTATGAAGTCATAAGACCAAAAGTAATTTGGCTATGGTATTATTTAATAAACAAAGGATCAGAATGACAACAACTGAAAACAACAACGGAAATAACATTTTACTATTAGCCATTGTATTGGCTTTAATAACTGCAATATTTTTAACCTCTTGCGGATCACGAAAAGTAAGCAAGTCAGAAACAAAAGAACAAGAGCAAAAAACTGAAAAAATTACTCTCGAAACTGAAACGAGGGTAACAGACAACACTAAAATAATTGACAGTTCAACAAGTGATGAATTTGAGATATGTCCGGTATCTGATTCATTACCTATGGTTATAAATGGAATAACGTACAAAAACGCTAAAATAAAGCGTTCAAAAAAGAAAAACAATATAAGTGTAGTAAAAGATGTAAAAATTCAACACAACGCACAAAAAAGCGGTTTAAAGGTGGTTAAATCCAACAGGATAATTGAAGTAAAACAAACTGAACGTAAAGAGTCTTATTGGTGGTTACTTTGGTTTTTACTTTTAATACCGATTTATTTTATATATAAAAAATATAAAAATATATAAACATTTTTGTTTATATTTGAAGCTTCATAATAATTTGGTTTAAGGTTGATAACCCCTAACGTCAAACGTAAGGGGTTTTTTTTATTTAATCCTGTCAAACAATTCATCTAACATTAACTCATCAGCAGTAGTATCAATTTTTAACATGTTCTTATTGACGATAATTGATATTAAATACTTATGGCAGTTTTGCTTTACCTTATCATGTTGCGCTGTGCCTTTTCTATAAAGTTTATAATCTGCATAATGGCAAATTAAATTTTTATAATCTTCTTTAGTCTGTTCGTAAGCTAAAAAATGCTCTTTTGATAATAGGTAGTTCATAATATTTCAAAATTAAGTTTAGATTGATAAATTGTATAAATTTCTTCATTCTCAAAATCAAAGTGTAAATTGTTTTGAGATAGCTGTTCTAAAAAAAACTGTATAATAAATAACTGATAAAAGCTATATCCTTTTTTTTCGTTTGCATTTCCGCAAATAAGTTTTGGTCTTAATTCATTGGAGTCAATTATTCTTCTTATAAATCCAAAATCTACATCGCAAAACTCTGCTATATTTCTAACTGTATAAATCATATTTTTATATTAAATAAGGTTCTATTTTTTCAAAAGGGAATGTTTCGTATTTTTCTTCATCAAGCCAAAAAATAGTAGTTAAATATCCGGAGTCTGTTAACTCAATACCGGATAATCTAAAAGGTCTTTTATTTTTACTTATGTAGAATTTAAATTTAAAGCTCCAGTTTTTTTCTTCAATTATTTTTTTTTGCTTTTTTTCAAATGGATTATTAATTTGTATCATATTTTTTTGTTTTAGTGTAAACAAGTGTAAACCAAGTTTACAGTATTAATATTGTCTTAACCCTTTATTTTATTGACTTTTTAAGCAAGTGTAAACTGTAAACTGTAAACCTGCATAAAAATATTTATTTTTTTTATTTTTTTTAAATTTTTATTTTTTTATTTTTTAGGGGTTTACAGTTTACACTCACTATAAAAACCTTGTGAGTACCAATAAAATCAATGCTTTACAACTGTAAACATAGTGTAAACTACTGTAAACCTAAAGTTTACACTAAAATTCCTACTTTTTTAAATATTTGTAAATAGTTTGACGAGAAATACCTAATAATTCAGCGATCTTTGTACGGTTAAAATCCGGGTTTTCATCATAACATTTTTTAACAAAACTTTCATTATCAGTAGCAGTTGAAATATTAGATTTTATCTTTGATGTTTCAGCACTATCAATTTTTATTTTCTTAAATTGATTGATAAAATATTGAGCTAATAAATCAGCTTTTAAAATTGTTTCTTTACTTATAAAAGTTTCTCGAATATCTTTAGAATAAAACATGCAATCCAAAAAATGTATAATCAAAGCAAACCTGGGAATATAAACTTTAATTTTTGCAATCATACTTTTATTACTTTCTATTTCATCATCTGAATTTTGTAATGTAGAATAAGTATTGAATATAGCAATCCACGTTTTAAAACCATCTGTTGACATTTTACAAATAAATGGTATAATGTTATCGTTTTCATCTTTTTTTATAAACTGCACTACGCTATCGCTTATTTTAATAATGCTATCGCTCCACCATTCAGAAATATTTTCTTCTAAATCAGTTAATGAAAACTGCTCAAAAGTTATTTTTTCAGGATAACAAAATAAAAACCTATCAATAAAACCATTGGCTATATTTTCAGTAGTAAACTGTTCATCTAATATAGTTGGCTGAATACCGCCCATAACAGAAATAAAAGGCGAAGCAATATACAAATCAGGTCGTGATACTCTGTTTACAATAATACTTTCATTGCTCCAAATAGATAGCCATTTTTGTTTATCAGATCCATCTCTATACTTATTCATGTCCTTAAACCATCCATCGAGTTCATCCTTAAAAACTCCGATTGATTTATTGCTTTCATTATGTAAGTTTATTAAAGCTTCAATAGTAGTATCTTCAGCAAGTATTTGTTTTTTTCGTGGTTTATCTATTGGCACTAATCCCGCCTGTTCTTTTTTTGTGGCTTCAATATAACGTTCATATTCTTTATATTTATTTAAATAATCTTCAATCTTCTTTTGATTAATCTTTTTAACAGGCGCAATTATAGGTTTTGTACTTGGCGTTTTACCTAATCCGGCTCGACCAACTAAAGCAATAAATAAAATGGGGCTTTCTAACCATCCTTTTTTAGCTTCGATTTTTAAAGAGTTACCAATTAATATAGAAGTCATCCAAAGCAAAGCACCTGACATAAAATCTTCGTTTAACATCAAACGTTCTTTACAATGCAAAATATATTTTTCAACTACATCCGGAAATATCTCTAAAGGAAATTCAATAGATTTTATTTTTTCAGAAACAATAGGCACAATTTCTTTAACAAAACGTGATCCATAACCTTGTTTATACAAATCAGAAGCTGCTGCCTTAAAATCATCGGCATGATATTTTTTACAATAAACTAAAAAAGGAGTGTAAATTTTTTCAGCATCATACATAGAACCTGTCGAATGCAAATACATAAATCCATTATCTTTAAAAACATATCCGGAATGAGGAGAAGTAGCTCCATTACGCTTAATAACATATTTTTTAGAATGATTACCTACTATTATAAAACTATCGCTAATAAGATCTAAAATTGATGTTTTCTGATTATAATCTTCCCATGGAGTTAACTGACCTATATTGTAAACCTTATTATCTTTTTTTGGCTCAATAGGTATTTCTTCGATATAATTATACATTTTTGAAAAGCTCCAAACTATTTCCCTATCTTGATCTGAAATGTAAGTAATTCCTAAATAATCATTTTTAGATACTTTATTATTTTCATAAATAAAAACATAACCAAATTTTCCTCTTGTTTCTATAATGGCTTCCGTATGGCCTTTTAACTTTGCTATCTTTGTGTTTTTATCAACTCTTTTTGATTTGTACAAAATATGATAACCATCATTCATAGTTTTGTAAATAACAAACTTATCTTCAAAGTCTAAAATGTTATCTTTTAAGTAACCTAAATATTCATTCCAAAAGTCTGTTTTTTCTTTTGCAGTTGAAAATACTTTTAAATCAATATCGATAACTTCTAAATCTTCAAATCCTGTTATTATACCAACGTTTTTAGTTCCTTTTATTTCTGTTATAACACCATCCGAATCAGTAAAAGTTTTACCGCCTGAATATTGATAGTTAGTTAAGAATTGTTCTTTAGTTAGCTTTTGAGTTTGTAACTTCTTCCATCCGAAGTTAGGTATTTTGTCATCTCCAACTGTAAGTAGTGAGAATTTATCGAGAAGTTTTAAGTAATACATAATTTATATAAAAAATCCTATCAGTTTGGTAGTGGAGTACCGCCCTGATAGGACTGTTAAAATGCTTTAATTTGTAATAATGCTCCACCATTAATACAATTACAAATCTAATAAAATTTATCAAACCATTCGATAAAATCATCAAAAGTTTTAACTATAATGTATATTCCTAATGATTTTTCTATTGATAATTGATATTCTTTTTGTGCATCAGACTGCCTATCTTTTGCCCATTTAATTTCAATTTTTACTGATCGCCCTTTGATAGTTGCAGAAATATCCGCAGTTCCTTTTGTGCTTGTTCCTGGAGTCCAAACTCCGCTTCCAATAGTACGAACTCGACCTATTACATCAGTAACTTGTTTTTTACCATCCCTATATTGACCTTGTGAACTAATACGCTCCGCTTGACAATTACTCATGTTTAAAAAATCAATTACTAATCGAGTTAAATCATTAGATCCTGCTTCTTTTAAATTAGGAGGCGGGATGGCATTTTCACGACCTATAAACGATGGATAACGTCTTAGTTTATCATCAATAAATAGTTTGGTATAACGTGCTTTGTTTTGTTTATTCATATAGCTAAAATAAAGTTAATGTTGTACTTTTTTCTTCTACTATTGATTTATGATTATTCTCATTGATTTTAAAATAACTTTCCTTTAATTCAATGCTGATTGATTTTCTGCCCATTTTTATAGCTGAAAATCCTTCACTTCCAATACCACCAAACGGACTAAAAACTGTTTCTCCTTCATTAGAATATAAATGTAATATTCTTTCAATAGTATCTAATTGCAAAGGGCATATATGTTTTTCATCATTACCATCTCTACCTGATCTATATTGTAATGTTCTTGAATAATCAATATCATACCAAACTGGAGAAGCATATTTTTGCCATAAATCAACCGGTAAATAATCACCTTTACTACTATCCTTATCTTGATGAGTTATTGGTGTTTCATTTTCTCCTTCATTTCTAAAAAATAATACATAATCAGGAATACCTACTCTCGACATTATACTATCTTTTTTTATTGTTTTGTGAAGCAAACCTAATGCTTTTGTTCTTTGCATTTCTGTAACTGGATTTTTCCACAAAGTAACTTTAGAATGATAAATAAATCCTTCTTGCTGAAACCAATCAATTAACATTCCGCTAAAATCACGCAAACCAATATATCCTTCTTTACCTTTTTGAATTGGTAAATCCATACAATGTATAGCACACATTCTGCCGCTTTTTAGCACTCTTTTTAATTCAGGAACTAAATATCTAAAATGTTTTTCAAATTGCTTATAATCGCTTACATTTCCCATATCTTCCTCTTTATCTGAATATACATATAATTCTGCAAAAGGCGGACTAAATACAATAATATCGGCACAATTATCAGGTAGCTTTGCTGTTTCTTGTACACAATCACCATTTATTAAATGGTAGTTTTCTGTTTTGATTTCTTTATTCATAATTTTTACTTTTGATTTTGCTGTTTTATAATTAGTTTCTGCGCTATACAAAGCCATTTCTTTTATACGTTCAAAGTGTTGTTTTTCTTTTTCTAAAATAGTGCTTCTTACATTTGTTTGACTTTCAGGAATAAGAATATGAACAGTTACTTTTTTCTTTTGACCAAAACGATAACATCTTCTAACAGCTTGATAAAATGCTTCAAACTTAAAATCATAACTCATAAAAACCATTTGATTACATTGCTGATAATTCATTCCAAAAGAAGCAATAGAAGTTTTTGTGATAAGTGTTTTAAAATCATTATTAGCAAAGCCATTTAAATATTTAGCTTTATAATCAGGACTATCAGAACCTTGAACATTTACACTATTTGATAATAGTCTTGAAAGTGTATCAGTTTCATTATTTTTTAATCCCCATACAATCCATTGATTATCATTCGAAGTAACTAATTCAATAGTTTTGGCAATTCTCAAATCAAAACTTCTATTTAAATCCTTATGTAAATCAGTTGCTGAAACAGCAACATCCCCAAACAAAGATTGAGTTAAATTTTCAACAGGAATAATATGTTCAATATATTCTATTTCAGGAAGTGAATATCCATCTCCGCAAAAACCCAAAGTTTTAGGACTATCAATCGCTATGCTCCAGCTTGATACATATTTCCAAAAATTATCTTTAGCGTGTTTTCTTAATCTCCATTTTGATGTTTCTCCACCATCATGAACAAAAAACATCGCTAACATTTCTAAATAACTCATTCCGCCTAAAAATTCAGAATGTTGGCCTAACTCCATATGATCATTTGGTGATGGTGTAGCTGTGCAACAAAGTTTATAAGGAGTATATTTAAATAATTCTATAATCAGGCTTGATGTCTTACCATCTCTACCTTTTAAAATAGAACTTTCATCTAAAACAACTCCAGAATAAATAGAAGTATCTATATTTTTTAATTGCTCATAATTATCAATATCAAAAAAATCTAAATCAATGCCAAATTTTATTGACTCATTTTTTGTTTGTTGAATAATAGCCAATGGTGCTAATATTAATACTTTCTTTTTTGTCTTAATAGATACTTGTTTTGACCATTCTAATTGACAAAATGTTTTACCTAATCCGCAATCAAAGAACAATGCAAACTTGCCTTTATATAAAGCAGTTTTGATACCAAACTTTTGAAAATCTTTTAATGCAGGATTTAATTTGTTTTCTGAAATTTCAAATCCACTTTCAATAAATGATTTTCTTTTACTTTCTAAAAATTCATTATAGTTTTTCATAATATATTTTGGTTAAATTAAACCGCTTTTGGTAGCAAAAATTAATTTACTACCGCAGCGGTTGTTAATAATATTAAAATGGTAAATCATCCTCAACAACAGGTTTAGGACTGATAACCTCTGCCTGATGAACTTGTACATTATCAGCGTTCCAAACGGTTGTAAATCCTTCGCCAATGTAAATAGTATCAGCTTTGGCCTCTCGATCCTCTTTTGTTTGAATAACACAAGCGAAATGCGTTTTGTTAATTTTGTACTTGTCAGAAGTAAATATAGTTTTCGCTTCTTTAACCTCAACTAATTTAAATTTAATCTCCTGGACTTCTACATCCTGACCATCTTTGTTTTTGTAACTTCTTTTTGTTACTAAATTACGCAACGCTTGTGCGTTTAACGTTACTTGAATTTCCGCCATAATTTCTAATATTTAATGTTATTTATAAATTCTCTAACTTCTAAAACTTTATTTTGTAATTGCTCAATAACCTCTGCATTATAATCAATTTCAAAATGCTTAATTCTATACTTCGCATCCATATCATCGTAGTTATGTTTTTCTTCATAAGTTAATTCTTCGGGAGTGTTCAACAATACATAAACTAAACATGCTTTTTTACATCCTGTAAGGTGCATATAAACCTGTAATTGATAGTAATAATCTTTAGTTGGTATATCATTATCAAATAATGGAAATGTAAAACAATCCCAACTGCATTTAGTATCATAAACAACACCATCGACAATTAAATCCGGAGTGCCTGTAAAATAATCATCTTCAAAAAATTTCTCATTCTTAATAGCGAAGGACAAATCTAATAATTCAATAGTCTTATCGATAGCTTCATCTTCAAGCCATAATCCTTTAGATAAATATTTGTTATTGATATTTTTACGAATTCCGTAAATGCTTTCTTTTAACCACTCATAAACATAAGTCTTTGTTGTTTCTGATAATGTTTCAGTCTTTGCTCTTGGAGCAGTCATTAGCTTTCCTGAAGCTGAAGCTCGTGCCTTAAATAAGTTGTTTTGCGTTTTCATCTGATAGGTTGTATTTAGTTCGTATTTGTTCAATCGTATAGTTACCGCTTTTTACAGCTTCTTTTACCTTATTCCAATTAGGATGATCCGGTGTTAATTCAATCAATGTCAAATCTAATTCGTAGTTAATTAAATCCTTACGGTTTAAATCAGATCCAAATAACTTACCGAAGTGATCCGCAGCATCTTTTATAGCTATTGTTTTTGCAACAGGATAGGCCATTGATAAAGCACCATTATTAATATTGTTTAAATCCGCAGGGGATGTTCCTTTAGCAGTTTGTAACTGCGAAGCACCAATGCCATCATGAAACAACCATTCGCCACTTACCGGATGCAAATAATGTATTCTAACAGTTACCCAAACACCGTTAAATGATGTTCCTTGGCCTGTAATTTCAATCTTATAAGACTTAAATATAGTTTTTAATAAATACTCTATTCTTTCAATAGGCAGGTATTTATAACCTCTTATAAATGGGTGATCCTTTATCCATTCTTGTTTAGGTTGCTGGTTCATTAAAGTTACAAATACATCCGCTTTCTGAATAGAAAGTTTATCGGTGTAGATATCATTAATTTTTGGTAAATTACTCATAAAATAGGTCTGATAAATTAGTTATTGAAAAGCTTTTGTTACTCGTGTTTAAAACCAATGTATATGC